TTGTTCAAACTGTGGAGTAAGAATTAAAAAGTCAAATTGGAAGTTTTGTCCAACTTGCGGTTCTAAATTATAATAATTAAAAATTTGTGTAGGGTCTAACGATCCTACACATTTTAATAAAAACTCAAAATTTATGGCAAAGAAAAGTAGAATGTATTTTACAATACATACTGAAGATGCAATTGATAGTTATAACAAAACAACAGATCAACCAACAAAGGAGAGACTTTACAATGAACATATAGGTCCTGCGTTTCAAAAACTATCTGAAATTTTAATACACAAATCTAAATTTTATTACATAAATGACACAATTGAGGAAACCCAATTAGATGTAATTGAGTTTTTAATGGAGAAGTTACCGAAATATAAAAAAGAGAAAGGTAAAGCGTTTTCTTATTTTACAATCGTAGCACGTCACTATTTGATAACTAAAAATAGAAGTAGCTATAAACGATTACTACTGAGGAAAGATTTAACATCAATAGATTATTCAGATGAGGTTCGTATTAACACATCCGATGATTTCAAACGTTCAGAAAAATTAGAATTTTTCGATCCATTTATAGCTAAATTGGATAATAAACTACCTCGTATATTCCCAAAGAAAAATGATTACAAAATAGCAGAGTCATTGTTAGAAATAATAAAAAGAAAAGACTCGTTAGATAACTTTAATAAGAAAGCTATATATGTATTAGTAAAGGAACGAACTAATAGTAAATCACAACAAATAACAAAAATAGTGAATATATTTAAAGACATATATAAAAAAACGTATGTAGAATATTTAGAAGATGGATATATTCAATTCGATAGTTTCTACAAAAAATAGACTGTTAATTTAAATGAGATATTATGGACTTAAAAAGTGAGATATTCGTAGGTAAAGATTTTTCAGATTTGTTAAAAGATATATATGATAACAGTAAAGAGAAATCTGAACAAATTAAAATTTTAATAGATGACCTCAGACCATTAGTTAAAACAATTAGCGATGCCACTATGTTAGTTCCACTGTTAAAAGATTATATAGAAGTAGGTGTAAAGAATGATGACGCGTTAGTTAAAATGGCAGCTATTGTTCAACGTGCAATGCATAGAACAGGTATACCAGGAGTAGATGGTGATAGTGAATTTAGACTATCTACGGAAGATAAAGAAGAACTATATAAAATATACAGCGAAACTAACGAAGCTGATGTAGTAAAAGAAACAAATTCAAAAACTAAAAAAGTAATAAAAGATATTCCGGAGCCCTAAGTGTCTATAACAAAATTAAGTGATAAAAGTAATTCTAAATCCTATATATCAGAACTTAATAAAGAAGACTTATATATAGAACCAGCTGAAGTATTCGATATTATCTTAGACGATACGCATGATGCATATGTCAATGAATATAGTATTGGAGTTGTTAAATTTAAACGACTTATATCCGATAAGAATCGAGGAGAATCAAATTTATATTCAGCGTTTCCGTTAAATCCTCACCAACAAAACTTTCCTATAAAACATGAAGTTGTACTAATAATATCAGCACCAACACCAGAAACCGGAGTTGTAGATCAATCTACTTCATATTATTATACGGATACTGTTAATGTATGGGGTAATGTGAATCACAACGCATTACCATATTCCTCGTATCCAATAAATGTAAAAAAAGAAAGTAGCAACTCTAAAGATTATACTTCTTTTACTGGAAATATGGATTCAGATGATTCCGAAATCGAATTAGGTGAATATTTCTCTGAACATATAAAACGACCTAGTATGAAACCTTTTGAAGGGGATTCGTTGTTACAAGGTCGTAATGGAACATCGATTAGATTTAGTGCTACACATTTAACATCTAATAGCCCTTGGTCTAGTAGAGGAACAGAAGGTGATCCTATACTTATATTACGAGCTGATAATAAAGATTCTGATAATAAATTTGAGGTAGAAGACATTAACACAGATGCCTCTTCAATTTATATATGTAATGGTCAGTTAATACCAATAACCCCATCTTATTTTGAATTAAAATCTTTTTCAACGTCTCCTACGGCACCTAGTTCATACGAAAACAAACAAGTAATCATAAGTTCAGGAAGGTTGTTTTTTAATTCAACAGAAGAAAACATATTTCTATCTTCTAACAAATCAATATCCTTAGCTGCCAAAGATACTATTAACATAGACTTTGGAGACAAAATGATCTCAGGTGATGTTAATAAAGCTCAACAAATAGTAAGAGGAGATGATTTAATTTCATTCTTAAATAGCCTCGTATTTCCTTCCCCAATGGGTCCAATCCCCTTTAATACTGCAACAACTTGGACCAATAATAACTCTATCCTAAGTTCTAAAAACTATATGGAGTAGAATCTATTATTTTCTCCTGTTCATTATATTTATATGTAATACGAATGGAGTATCACAATATGAAACAAACAGACTTAATAAACGCTTTAAAAAAGTACCTCAATGTAGAAATGAGGAAAATAGTAAGAGAAGAGATTAAATACAGTCTTGAGAAAAACATCAGAGACATTATTAGAGAAGAACTTGAACTTACAAGTGAGTCTGATTTTTCATTAAACGAACTCGGCTCATTGAATAACAAAAAAACAACTGTATCTACTACTGATAAATATAAATCTTTAGTACCTAAGAAAAAACAACAAAAAAAACCAATTCCCGAAGATATTACATTTTCAAAAAATCCTATGTTAAATGATATATTATCAGAAACAGCAAATGAAATAGTAAACAATAAAACTGGAATGGAAGACGAATGGCAGACCATGGGAGGAGGAATGAAAACAAGTAATGATGTTATACAAAACGCACCTCCTGTATTACAATCTCCACCACCACTACCAAACGGTTCGAAACAATCGGTATCTGTGGGAGAAATAATTCCCGACGATAGAAAACATAGAGACATACCAGACTTTTTACAAGATATATTTACAAGAGATTGGAGTAACAACGCTGAAATAAAAAAAGCAGCTGCTAACTCACAAGGTACGTAGGAAACATAAATGGCAAACGAAAAATACATACACCCATTAGATACAGAATTAGATGTAGGTATAGGTGTTGACTTACCATTAAGGTCTAGTACAACTTCATTTTTTACTGTAAATTATACTACAAAGGATCAATCCATTGCAAATTTAAAAAATTTGTTATTGACTAATAAAGGTGAGAGAATAATGCGTCCAGAGTATGGATGTGATTTAAAAAGACTTTTATTTGAACAAGCACCAAAGGAACGAATACAATTAAATATTACAAATGCAGTAGAACGTTGGTTACCATATATTACGATTGTAGAAATAAAAGTAGAGTCTGATAGTATTAACGAACATCAATATAATATAACGTTATCTTATTCAGTATCCGAAGATATAGAAACTGTTGAAGATTTGACATTTGAAATATCATTGAGTTAGGAGAATTAAATGGCCAATTTAAAAATAAAAAAAGAAGTACGATATTTAAACAAAGATTTTTCTGAGTTTAGATCCAACTTAATTAATTTCTCTAAAAGTTACTTCAAAGACGTATATAATGATTTCGACCCATCGGATCCAGCAATGATGTTCATCGAAATGGTTTCTTATGTAGGAGATGTATTATCATATTACATGGATACACAAATAAAAGAGATGTTATTACTTCATGCGGAAGAAAAAAAGAATGTAGTACAATTAGCACAAGCATTGGGATATAAACCAAAACCAACTGTACCAGCTAAAACGAAATTAGACGTTTATCAAATTATACCATCTATTGGAACCGGTGATAGTATCATACCAGATTTTAGATACGCTTTGGATATTAAAAAAGGAATGCAAATATCATCAGATCAAAATTCCGACATTATTTTTAGAACATTAGATAATGTAGATTTCGGAATCTCCGGTTCATCCAATCCAACAGATGTTAGTATATATTCTGAAGATGCTGGAGAACCTGCTTTTTATTTATTGAAAAAAACAGTAGATGTAGAATCTGGAGCTCAGAAAACTGTCACGTTTTCATTTACCGAACCTACGAAGTACAATAAAGTACTAATATCAGATACAAATATAATATCAATAGATTCTATGGTAGACTCTGATGGTAACGATTGGTACGAAGTACCTTATTTAGCTCAGGATAGTGTATTTAAAGAAATTACAAATACAGAAATCAACGACGATGAGTTAAACCAATATAACACTTTAGTTCCTTATCTTCTAAAAATGATAAAAGTTCCTAAACGATTTATCACCCGATATAGAAGTGATGGTTCTATGGAATTACAATTTGGCGCCGGTGTTGTAAATAATTACGATGAAGAAATAACACCCAACCCAGATAATGTAGGATTACAAACTCCAACCGGTGTTTCTAAATTGAATTATGCTTGGAATATAGCAAACTTCATGTATTCAGATTCATACGGTCAAGCACCAAGTAATACAACCTTAACTGTAAAGTATAGTGTTGGAGGTGGAATATCATCTAATACATTAGTAAATACACTTACGAGTATATATGAAGTAGATTTTGAGAATTTAGAAAATGGATTAGATACAACTACAATAAATACAGTTAAAAATTCAGTAGCTGTTAATAACGCCGAAGCCGCTACCGGTGGAAGAAATTCTGAATCTGTAGATGAAATTAGACATAACGCATTAGCTTATTTCGCAGCACAGGATAGAACAGTAACAAAAGAAGATTACATATCTCGAGTATATTCAATGCCTTCTAAATTTGGAAGTGTTTCAAAAGCATATATTCTACAGGATGAACAAATAACTAAAGTAGAAAAAAACAAAACAGTTATCAATCCATTAACTATGAATATGTATGTATTAAGTTACGATTCAAATAAAAACTTAATTAACACTAATGTAGCCATTAAAGAAAATTTATCACAATATATAGATCGTTATAGAATGATAACAGATTCTATTAACATAAAGAATGCTTTCGTAATTAATATAGGTGTCGAGTTCGAAATAACAGCATTACCAAATTATAGTTCAAAAGAAGTAGTTTTGAAATGTATAGAAGAACTTAAAGATTTGTTTGATATAGATAAATGGCAAATAAATCAACAAATAGTATTAGCTGATATCATTAGTTTATTAGCACAAGTTGAAGGAGTACAATCTGTAATCGACGTAGAAGTTGTTAATAAATTTGACTCGGACCAAGGGTATAACCCAAATGTATATAACATTAAAACAGCAACAAAAAACAATGTAATTTTTCCGTCGATGGACCCATCAATATTCGAAGTAAAATACCCCAATGACGATTTGAAAGGAAAAATTAGTTCTTATTAAGGAGTGAAAGTGAAAAAAGATAATATACAGTTTAAAAGGAAATGTTCTAAATGTGGGAAAGAGTTAAGTTATTCACAAAAGTCTTCTAGGGATGATGCGGAAAGAAAGAACAGAATGTGTATATCATGTTCTAAAAAAGGTAATATTAGTTGGAATACAGGTATCTTTAATGGGATATATAAAAAATGTTTAATGTGTGGTGATAGATTTTACGTTGAACCTAGAGAAATAAAAACCCCAAATAAAAAATTTTGTTCTAAACGATGTTCAAATTTATATCATACTGGTGATAATAATGTATCTAAGAGAACGGATGTGAGAAAAAAAATAAGTGAATATAAACAAAAGTATCATCATTGTAAAGGACTTACATATGAAGAAAGATATGGTTCTAGGGCTGCAGGTATAAAGAAAAAAATATCTAACGGAAATAAAGGTAAAGTGATAAGTAAAGAACATTTAATTAAATTAATCAATAGTAGAGAATCTAGGCAGGGAAAAACATATGACGAAATTTTTGGTATTGAGAAGGCAACTCAAATTAAACTTAAAAAACGGTTATCTTTAATAAAAGAAATACAGCAAAAAAACAATTGGATTTGGCCTATGTATAATCCAAAGGGATGTGAAGTATTAAACGAAATAATGGAACAAACGGGAACACATATACAACATGCTGAAAACGGTGGAGAATATCACATTAAAGAACTAGGATATTGGGTTGATGGATATGACAAAGAAAATAATATAGTTTATGAGTATGATGAAAAACATCACTTTGTAGGTGGTAAATTAAAAGAAAAAGACGTTATACGACAACAAAAAATAATAGAATTAATAGATTGTGAATTTATACGAATAAAGGAGGAATTTAAGTGATTTTCTCAATATTTCCAA